CGATAAAATGCTTCGTGAGATATGGGAAGACGATTTAACCCCTAGAAAGAAGAGAATTCATGACGGAGAATTGCATGAAAGGGCAATAATTCAAGATTTAGATAGTGAAGACCCCTATGCAAATGATGGAGAACTGTGGAATCCAAATAAACGTGTCTAAATAAAAGAAAATCATAGTATAAATGCCCGTCGAACGAGTGTCACGGGCTTTTAAGGACATTTCACTGTCCTTTAAGCCTCATCCTATTACAAAAGATGTAATTCCTCTCAAAAATGAGAGAGCAATCGCTCGGTCTGTTAAAAATTTGATACTTACACACCTGCAGGAGCGTCCTTTTCAACCAGATTTAGGTTCTCGTGTAAGTGGAAGTCTTTTTGAACTAATGGATGCAGGTTCTGCTGCTGTTATTTCTAGTGAAATTCGTAATACTATCGATAATTTTGAGCCTAGAGTTAATTTACAGAATGTAGAGGTAACTCCTTATTACGATTCTAATGCATTTGATATAACTATCGTATATGCAATCATAGGAATTGATGTTCCAGCTCAAAGACTTAATTTTGTATTAGAATCATTCAGATAAATGCCTCTTACACAGTTTACAAACCTCGATTTTGAGGATATTAAGACTCAGATTAAGGATTATCTGAGAGCAAACAGTAATTTTACTGATTTTGACTTTGAAGGATCTAATATGACGATCCTAATAGACACTTTAGCATATAATTCTTACATTACTGCCTACAATAGCAACATGGTTGCTAATGAAGTCTTTATTGATAGTGCAACATTGAGAGAAAACGTTGCTGCACTAGCAAGAAACGTTGGATATGTACCTAGAAGTAAGAAATCATCAAAAGCACAAGTAAGTTTCTTCGTTGATACCTCAAATTATTCAGTTGCACCTCTTACATTAACGTTAAAATCAGGAATTGTAGCTGTTTCTAACACTTTTTCAAGTGAAAACTACAGTTTTGCCATAATGAATGACGTTACTGTACCAGTTGTTAACAATATTGCCGAATTTACGAACATTGATATCTATGAAGGGTCATATTTGACTAAAACTTTCACATATAGGGAAACTGGAGACAATGTTCCTATAGAAAAGTTCATTTTACCTAATGATGGCATTGATACATCAACAATTAAGGTTACAGTGTCCCCAAATAGCACTGCAACCAACTTAAAAACGGTTTATAAGCTAACTGACAACATTATTGATGTAACTAACAACTCATTAATCTTCCTTTTACAGGAAGCAGCTGATGAAAAGTATGAAATTCTCTTTGGAGACGGTAAATTTGGTAAAAAACTCGAAGATTCCAATTTTATCAATGTTCAATACATTTCAACTAACGGAAAAGACGCAAATGGCGTAAATTCCTTTACATTTACTGGAAATATTCAAGATAACTCAGGAGTTACAGTAACTGAAGGAATTTCTCTATTAACAACGATTGATGCTGCAAGAAATGGTGCAGATATTGAAACTGTACAGTCAATTAAGAAATATGCACCTTTAGTTTACTCTGCTCAGAACCGTGCGGTGACTGCAGATGACTATAAAGCGATTGTTACCAAAATTTACTCTAATACTGAGTCAGTTTCTGTTTATGGTGGTGAAGATACAGAACCACCTCAATATGGAAAGGTTTTTATTAGTATAAAACCAAGAAATGGTAAATATCTCTCTTCAATTGAAAAAATTGAACTTAAGAACAAATTAAAGAGATATACAGTCGCTGGGATCCTTCCTAACATTATAGATCTTAAATATCTGTATGTTGAGATGGATAGTAGTGTATATTACAATGCTAACGCTGTGAATAGTGTAAATGCTCTTAAAACGGCGGTTGTTAACACTTTAGATACTTATTCTAGGTCAACTGAATTAAACACCTTTGGAGCGAGATTTAAGTTCTCTAAGGCACTCCGTTTAATTGATCAAACTGACACTGCTATTACTTCTAACATCACTAGAATATCTATGAGGAGGGATTTAAGGCCTGCCTTAGCAGATTTAGCAACATATGAACTTTGTTATGGTAATGCCTTTAATGTTAACTCATTAAATGGATATAATATTAAATCTTCTGGATTTACCATTAGTGGTGTAAGTGGAACTGTATATCTTTCAGATATACCTAATGCAGATAGAAAAACAGGAAGATTGGTTGTATTTAAATTATTAGCATCAAATCAAGTTGCTGTAATTAGGAATAATGTTGGAACAATTGATTATACTAGAGGTGAAATATTAATCAACGCATTAATAATTAACTCAACAACTATTAGTACTGATCAACCAATTATTCAAATTAGTGGTACACCTAAGTCATATGACGTTATCGGATTACAGGATCTTTATTTGCAACTAGATAATAGTAACAGTCTCGTTACTATGGTTTCTGATACTATTTCTTCTGGTGCTGATATATCTGGTTCTAACTATGTTGTTAGTTCTAGTTTCCCTAACGGAAGAGATGATCGTGAATCTCCTTTAGTAAGGGGTGTCCCACAATATACAT